GTTGCCGCTGGCGGCGCGGGCCAGGCACTCGACCTGCACCTGCGTCATCCAGTCATACGGCCCGCCCAGGATCTGCGGGGTGTTGGCGCGAGACTGCACCAGGCGCACCACCACGGCCTGGCTGAAAGCCGCCGAGACAGGGCGCGTGGTGTTGACCTTGACGTTGCCGCCGGCCACCGCAGGCGCGGCCATGAGTGCGGCGACGATGGCGGCCTGGATGCCGAGGTGGGCGCTCATGGCTAGGCGCGCTCCAGCATCAAGGTGCTGACGCCTGTGCCGTCAGGCTGGTGCGCGGCCACTAGGTAGCTGGTGCCGCCCACCACCGCCGTCTGGCCCACCGGGTCAGCCGACAGGCCGGCCGTGGGCAGCGTGAGCATGGGCCTGGCAGACGACATGCCCACCAGGCCCACCTCGGCTGCTTGCCAGCCGTTGTCGAAGATGGCCGCCACCGGTGCGCCGCCGTTGATCTGGGCTTGGGTGTTGGCCAGATGCGCGAAGACCGCGGTATTGACGCGGGCCTCGATGGCGGCGAAGTTGGCGGGCATGGCGGCGCGTCTGCGGCGTCAGGGCGGCGCCAGATCAGGTGGCGGCGGCCAGGTAGCGGCCCAGCTTCATCAGCACGGTGGCGCTGGGGTTGGCAGCGGCGGCGACTGCGATGCCCACGCAAACCTGGGCGGTGCTGGTCTTGTTCACGACGCTGTTGGTCGAATCCCAGAACAGGCGATCGCCCACGCTGATGGCCAGGGCCGAGGTCTTGGCGATCTCGACCACGCCTTCGGTGATGAACTCGCCGGCTGTGCTGGCGGTAACCGCCGAAGTGGCCACGCCGAACAGGCCGGCGCCGAACATGAAACCAGCCCCAGCAGCCACGGTGGAGCTGGGGGTGAGGGTGAGAACGTCGCCGTCCTGGGTGTAATTGCGCATGATGTCCTCTTGATGTGAAGTGAGGGGGTGCGGGTGCTGTCTGCGGTGTGTGCGGTGTGGGCTGGTGCCCCTGGTGCCGGCGTTTCAGGCCGGCGCCAGGAGCGGGCCGCTCATCAGGCGCCGTTGGCCTTGTAGAGGCCGCGGAAGTCGATGGCCTTGGCGCCGAAGTCCAGGCGGCACTTGTAGGAAACGCCGTCCGTCTCGAAGCCGACATCGCTCTCGATGACCGGGCCTTCGGCGCCGTCCAGGTAGCAGTACTCCACCGTGTCCACCCGGGAGGTGGTGGCGGACAGGTACCAGGCGGTGGCGCTGTTGGCGTCCAGCACGGGCTCGACCACGGGCTCCAGCGCGGTGCGGCCACCGGTGCGGAACTCGTTGACGTTGCCTGGGGTGGCGGGCATGTACTGGTTGCTGGTGAGCTGGTAGGCGGTTTGCTCCAGCGCGCCCGGCACGATCAGGAAGCTGGGAGCCTGGTTCAGCTCTTCGCCCTGCAGGCCCTTCTGCGCGCGCATGGCGGCGCGGGCTGTGATCAGGCTGCTGAGCTGCAGCGCGCTGCCGGCACCCGTGCCCAGGTTGGCGTGGCCGCCGGCCGTGGTGATGGCGGTGGAGTTGAACAGCGCGCCGCCGTCGCTCAGGTTGGCGTTGGCCGTGAGCTGGCTGTAGACCAGGCGGTTTTCCAGGCGGCGGGAGGCGAAGCCGTAGGCCGTGACCAGACGGTCAAAGGCGCGCAGGTCATCATTGATGATGGCCTGGCGCGTGAGGCTGACGATGCGGCCGTAGGTCAGCACGGCGTAGCTCTCGGCACCGTCACGCATGGTGCCGTATTTGAACTCGCCGTGCTCGTTGGTCTGCAGCAGGTCAGGCGCACCGGAGAGCTGCACCACGCTCATGCTCTTGAAGTCCGGCGCGTTCGGGGCACGGCGGGCCCACAGGGCGTAGGTGCCGGGGTTCTCGTCGTAGGCGTTGCGCAGGCGCTTGGTGGCCACGTTGGCGAACAGGCTGGAGAAGTCGCCCGTGGTGTGCATGCCGGGGCTGCGGAAGTGCAGGATGCGGCCGGCCAGCGTCACGCGGTCCAGGCCGCGGGTGTTGACGCCGTGCGCGTCCAGGAACTGCCGGCCGATTTCCAGCAGCGACATGCCGCGGAACTGGCGGCCCGAGTCGTCGAGCTGCGTGCTGGGCGCGACGCGGTGCAGGATGGCCTGCTCAATGCCGGCCATGCGGGTCTGCATTTCGTCGCGCACGGTTTCCACGCGCGAACCCACGTTGCGGTGGCCACCGGCGGCAGCGTCACGCACGGCCAGCTCGGCCAGCACGGCGGCGCGCGCCTGGTAAACGGTCTGGCCGGTGCGGATCAGGCCCCCGGCCAGGTGCGGCACGTTGTGGCGCACGCACAGGTCCGTGATGTCGGCGGCCTGGGTGGCTGCGTCGTTGCGCTGGTCTTGCGCCGGGGCGCCAGCAGCGGTGCCGGAAGCAGAGGGGTTGGCGGCGTTGGAAGCGCTGCCGGCTTGGAGAGTTTCGTCCATGGTGGTCCTCGTGGAGGTGGTCAAGGAGTGGGCAGCTGCCCGATGAAGCGCCGCGCCGCCTGCAGCGCCTGCGGGTGCAGACGCTGCGGGTGTTGCGGCGACAAACAGGCACGGCGTGCCATGCGCGGAATCGGCACCGCTGCGGGTGCCGGAAAGGGGGTCAGCCGGGATGGGCACGAACGAGAGTTCGGCGGGTTCCCAATCCACGGCGCGGTACAGGGGGGCGTCAGTCTTGCCATCCGTGCGGTTGGCGGCGCTGACGATCTCGTATTTGCGGACGTTGTAGCCGACGGAGATGTTGCGGATGATGCCGGCGGCGATGTCACGCACGATGCCGGCCACCTCGTCACGCTCAGACAGTTGCACCGTGGCCAGGCCGGCGCCGCTTTCGATGCGGGCCGACAGCACCACGCCGATCTGGCTGGCCAGGCTGCGGGCGCTGTGGCTGTCCAGCACGGGGGCGGCGCCGCTGTTCAGGCGGCCCATGTCCACGGCTTCAGTGCTGACGACAAGCTCTTCGTCATACACCTGGCCAGTCCACCAGTCCATGCGGCGCACCAGGGCGCCGGTGGTCCAGGTGACGTCAACGGTGCGGGCGGTTTCGTTGAAGGTGGCGGGGCTGATCGAGCCGGCGCGCACCTGCGGGGGCAGCATGCGCTGCGCGCCCTGCGGTGCAGTGGCCGGGGCGGCAACCTGGGCAGGGGCGGAAGGCGTGGCGTTGGCTGTGCTCATGCCTGGCATGGTGGCCGCGTGCCTGTCTCATTTCCAGGAAACTTGAGACAAGATGCGCTGCCTCAACACGGGCAGCGCACAGCCGTGCTCAGGCCAGCATCACCAGGTCTTCCTCACGGCGCTTGCGGGTGCGGCGCGGGGGCTTGGGCGGGTTCAGCGCTTCAAGCAGCCAATCGGGCTGGAAGTCTGCTGCGTGCCGGCCGCGGCGGATGCGGCTGTGGGGGGAGGCTTCGTCACCCTCTTGCGCCGGCGGTTCAACCCCCAGCGGCAAGAGCCCGTGCACTGCCATGTCAAGAGGCTCGAAGCCAATGCCCTGCAGGGCAATGGCAATGGGGTTGAGCGTGGCCATGGCGCCTGGTGGTGCGTCAGTTGCGGGTGACGGTGGTGGTGCCGCCCGCGGTGGCCAGGGTCTGCGTGATGCTGCCGGCGCTGCGGCTGGCGGCGGTGATCGTCAGCGTGCCGGTCAGGCCGTGCAGCGCAGCCAGCTCGTCGATGAGGGCGCCGGGGTCAGCCGGCGTGGTGGTGGGCGCGGCGGTGGTGGCCACGGTGACGGTGACGCCTGACTCGCTCACCGCCTGAGCCAGGGCTCCGGCCGTGCGGGCGGTGGCGCTGACCTCCAGCGGCGTGCCGATGCCCAGGCCGTGCAGCAGGTGGATCTGCAGCAGGCGGCGGGCCTGGATGCCGGTGATCTGGAAGACGATGGCGCTGCCTTCGGCCGCGAAGGTGTCCGCCCCGCTTTCGGTGGCGGCCAAGGTGCCGGTGATCTCGTTGCTGACCGAGCCCGTGGCCACAAAAGTGTCTGCACCAGACTCGGTGGCGGCGAGCGCGCCTTTGACAATGACGGCGCCAGTGGCGCTGGCGGCGTCCGCGCCCGTCTCCCTGACTGCGAGCGCGCCTTTGACGATGACCTTTCCGCTGGCGGCGAAGGTGTCTGCACCGGTCTCTGTGGCGGCCAGGGCGCCCTGGACGACCACCCGCCCGACTGCGGCAAGGGTGTCGCTGCCCGTTTCCGCAGCCGACAGCGCACCGCTGACGCGGACGCGGCCTTCAGCGGCCAGCGCGTCGGCGCCGGACTCGACAGCCGACAGGTTGCCGGTGATAACCCCCGGCCCTGCCCCGCCGGCGATGCGCGGCACTCTTACGCGCAAGGGCATAGGTTAATCTCCGATCAGCGGCGGGCGGTTACGAAAGGGGTGGGAGGCAGGAAGTAAATTTTGCAATCCCCATGACCATCCTAAATAACCCTCAACTAATTCGATCTGTCGATTATTAAGAGCACCAGAAAAAACAATTACTTCACCAATAGCACCTGTAATGGCTCGTGATAAACCATATGGATCGTAACCTATAGTGCTTATACTGCGATCAGTAAACAATGCAGTGGGGATATGAATTTGTACGCAATTTTGAGATGGGCGCGCAGTTGATAAACCGTTTCCAATTGATACGCCATTGCGACGATTTGTTCCGTTGCGCGTTTCAGATGCGGTATAAACTAGATCAAATGTTGCAGCGTTTGAACTTGCCCCATGATAAGCCGCAGTTGAGCCGTTATAAACAGAGCCTAAAAATGTGCTGTAAGATGCATTGCTAGTATCCCTGTATACAATTGCCACTCCCCTGTGATTACTCAGACTGGGAGATACAGCAAGGCCATCTGATCCACGGAAAAGTAATGCCTGTTTATTGCTAATAGAAGTTAATCTAGGTCTATTCGCATCAGTCCCTTGTGATGCCACCGCACCACCAAAAACATCAACCCACTGCGTCACAGCTCCACTAGATGTGGTTATTTTTTGGTCTGCTATCCACCATGCCTTAATTGGCAACGATTTAGGTTCCCAAAGCCTGCCTTGTATTTTGGCCTCATCATATCGAGACGTACCCTGCGGCATTAGGTCACGTCCTCGTTGAAAGCCCTCACGTAGATTTCGTTCCCGCTTGCCGCCAGCGCTACGCCAGCGTTGTTGACGACGCTCAGACGCAACGAGTACGGATACAGCCGTACCAGCGGGACGTTGACTATCTTTGCCGACGTGCCAGTGGTGAGCGGCATCGTGTAAAGATCGCCGCCGACAGCATCGCCTAAATCCGTGCCATCGCTCGCCGTGACGCGCAGCGTGATGCTGCCGCCAGTTGCCGGCGTGATGCTGCCGAGCTTGATCGTCACGAACCCGTACAAGTCACGGGTGGTGCTGTTGTCGTAGGTGACGCGGCTCGATTCGGACCCGTTTGCGACCGAGTTGAGCGTCGTGCCCGCAAGGTTACTGCTGCGGGTTGATGGGGTTGACCATTTTGCGACTGCCATGAATTACTCCCGCGCACCACGAGCGATACCGACTGCACGAGCATCGACGTTGACGCCGTGATACTCTGACCACGATGGATGCCGCGAGCGGCGCGAAAGCGCAAACAGCGCATCGCGCTGCGCCTCCGTCATCACATCACCGAGAACCAGCGCGTCAATCTCGGAGCGCGTACTCGGTAGTGAAAAGTCCAAACCGTTTTGCTCTAACGCCCGGAGTCCCCAGCGCAGCGTCGCGCTGTCAGTCGCCATTGAGGCCAGCGCATCAAGCAAAGCAGCACCTTCTTGCGGCCCGAGCGCGTCCATCACGCCGCCGATGCCAGTGCTGGTCGGCTCCCATGTCACGACGATGGGCAGCGTTGGGTCTGGCGCGTTCAGCACCTCCGCTGCGGCCCAATCTGGCAAGTCAGCGACATCGGGATTAGCGAGTCTCGTAGAAAGTGCGCTCATGCCTCAGTACCTCAAGCGTGCGTGATGCTCGCGGTGTTGATCGTCACTTGCTGGCCCGCCGTGATGCTCAGGCTGTCCAGGATGATGTCGGCCGCAGACAGCCCAACAGTCAGGCCGGTGATGATGTCGCTGCCGCCGCTGGCCGTGCGAATGCGAGCCGCTGCGGCCGTGCCGGTGTTGTCGGCGCTGGAGTCGCTGCGGGGAAAGCCTGCAAGCGTCAGCACGGCGCCCGATGCCGCCGCTGCGGCCGGGTTGCCCAGCGCGATGGTGGCTAGGACAGTGCTCATGCCCGCGGTGCCGATCTCCAGCACGCCGGTCGTGCCGATGGCCGTGGTGACGGCATCGAGGCGGGCGTTCTTGACTGCGGTGGTGTAGGTTACTGCCATGGTGGTGGTCCTTCAGGTGATGCGTGGGGTTTAGGCGCCAGGCTGCTGGCCGCGCAGGGCGTTCATGCGGGCGTGGTGCTCGCGCTCTTCGCGGGCGTCGGCTCTGCTGCGGAAATACAGGTTCACCACGAATCCGGCTAGGCCGAGGACGATGCCGCAGAGCACGGCGGCTTCGCTGCTGACCAGCCAGCCGCCGAGGGTGACGCTGGCGCCGGTGTAAGTGGTCTTGCTGGCCGCGCTGGCGATGGTGGCGTCAACAGTTTGCTGGGCGACGTGGTGTTTCATCATGTCCATGGGCGGCCTCAGCGCTCGTAGGTGGTGACGGTGCGGGTGATCAGGCCCACATTCTTGCGGGGGTCTTGACTTCGACCTTGTAGGCGTCCAACTCGGGGGCCTCGTCGGTGTGGCGCACGTTCACATGCCAGCCGTCCAGCGGAGCCATCTCGTCCACCGCGTCTCCGCTCTCGTCCTCGGCAGGCAGCACGTTGCCCGTGGGCTTGTAGATCACGCCGATAACATCCACCGCCGCGTACTTGGGCACCAAGACCGTCTCGACCACATCGTCTTGCGCGAAGGTCTGCTCGGTGAACAGCGCCTCGTTGGCCTCGGCTTCGTCGGTGAATTTCAGGAAGAAGTCGGTGTACATAGGTGCCTCACTGAATGGATCGAAGGGGTCGTAGGTCATGTTGTGATGGCCTGCAACTCGGCATTGCTCAGGCGGCGGGGGTAGTAGGTGATGCGGCGGAGGTAGCCGTTGAGAAGAAACAACGACGAGCCCGTTGCACCAAGCCATAGTGCGTTAACTGTCGGAATTGTTGCTGCGGTATCTGTGATGCCAATAGAGCCGTTCTTTGATGCGTTAACGTCGTTGAGTTTGTAAGCTCCTGCAAATTTTGCAGTACCTATCTGCCCAGTACCAATATAGCTGGCTTGCGAAACGCCGCCCGTAGCAATACTAAAAATTCGATCCGTGCCATCATTCCACTGAATGGTTCGTATAGCATTGCTTGTTGTCCCGTCACTTAGAGCCGCAGTGGTGTTAAAACTGGCGGTATTTGTAAAAGTGGCCTCGCTGTATAACGTCCCCTCCGTCGCGTTATACCAAGGGCTCAGCGTATTCACTGAAGCCACATGGGCTTCACGGGTCAGCGCGGTGGTGGTGGTGGGGATGTAGCTGGTGGGGAAGGCTCCGGCTTCTACTTGAGGGCGACTAAGAGTGACGGAAGCCGCGCCGGTAAGCGGAGTGTTTGCGCCAATGCCTATCCGCAAAGTAATAGTTCCTGTGCCTACAACAGAAAACACTACTTGAACGCGAACTCCAGCGCCGCCTACTGGATCTGTCGCTGTATTTGAAATTACCGTCCTAGTAGATGTACCACTTATTACCTCCAATACGTTTTTTGTGCTCCCACTAGATGTTTCGCAATATGCAGAATATGTGTATGTTGTGCCATCTACAACATTAATTACTTGTTGATGCCAAAGTCTATCGCCGGAAACACCAGAATAATTTAGCGCTTGGTCGCTAGCTCCGTATATTGAAGTTGCCAGCGCCAAGGTTGGCGTCCCTGAAAAAGTTCCAGTATTCCAACCAGTTGGCGCTGTGCCGGGAGACCCTGCCACTGCTCCAGCAAGAGTGGACCTTAAAAGGATGTTCGTCCTCGCCTCTTCAAGCAACAAGCCCTGTGCAGCAAGCGTGCTGGGGTTGTAGTCGAAGCGTGGGGCGTCAACGGCTGCTGATGTCAGCACACCAGCCGAGTTAAAGAACGTGGCCGTGCTGGCACGGGTGAAGGTGATGCGGGGGTCGAGGGTGGGGTACTCGGCAAACCGCAGGTCGAGCGTCGGCCGCAGAGCACCGCCTGCGCTGGCGTGGCGGTAGCCCGAGGTGGCGGTGGCGCGCAATCTCA